GCAGTAGTAATAAAATTCCAGACTAAATCCATGCCTGCTTGATTATATGCAATTGAGATTTCACGAGTCTTAAAATCTGTGTCATCAGTCAATGCAAGAATATTAACAGGCACTTCAGATAACGCTATGTCTACATCCATATAAAAATCAGGCATTAGCTTCTCCTATTGTTGTGCATAATAATACCAAGGATTTCCTTCGTCCCCATCTTCGCCAAGATTTATATCTTCATATACATCGCTTATTAAAACCCTTGAAATTTCACCTTCATATACAGAACCAGTTGTACTTCTTGCTCCAATATACAAAGCTNTAGTCAGTAATTCACTAATGACAATATCGCTTTCATTCCCAGCAATAGAAGTAATATTCCATGAACCGCCATCAAGAGAAATTTTTATAGAATCATCAACACTCATATCCCAGGTTATGCGAATATCATAAAAAGTGCTATCCGTCGGCTCCCACAATAAATAAGAATTTATCTGATGACTGCTTTCATCCTGAATACGAAAATAAAGACGGGGAGAGCCAACATTTACATAAGTAATATAAAAATAATCAACTGCTGCTCCTGTGTAATATCCAAAAAGATGCTGACTATCCACCGCGTTACTATCAAAAAATAATCTTAATAAAATAGTGCCCTGATTAAAATCTAATACATCGTCACTACTTTGTTGCAATATTCCCGAACTTGCTGCAAGCCCTGTGATTGACATATAATCAGAATTCGCATCAAAATCAGTAGTGTCTTCACCACCATCTCCACCGCCAGCGCTCAAACCATTTCCAGCAATAGTCTCACCGCTATCAGCAGTAGTGTCGTCATACGTGCCTTCCCATTTAAAAATTTCAGCCATTTAAGGAGTTATTCCTATCGAAGTATTTGCATACCCTGCGACTTTTTCTAAATTCGTTTTATGAACCAAAAATTCTGTTTCATGGTTTTTATATAAACCATTCAAAGCCACATCAAAATCATCTTCAACTTCGATTATTTCCCTGCGCTCTAATTCAAAACATTTCCATATCGCTAATTCTTCATGTATCCCAAAGCGGTACACAATACTAAATGTTGCGCATCCTCTTACTTCATCCATTTGAGCCTCTTTAACAAAAAGCTTATCTGGCTCAGTTGCAAATTCTTTATACTTAAACATATTATATTTCCACAAATTTATATTTTCTATCCCTTTTAATTCTTTTTTAAACGACTATTTTTCTTAACAGGTGAAGCTGGACAGGCTTCTCCTCTTTGTTGCCTTTTACCTTTTGTAGAAGTTTGCTTTTGCAAACTATCTTTAAAAGGGCCGCTTCCATCACGCTTAGCTCTCTGTTCTTTTCCCATGCTCTTCCTCTTCCAAATTTATTTATCCTTTATCAATAATCCCAATAAAGTCAATAACGCTGAAGATATTAAAGCCAAAATCTCCGTTGGAACTTCAAATCCATAAAGCGCAGTAAGATAAGTAATCATCGCGATAACTCCGGCAACTGAACTTTTCGGATTCGCAAAAATCCTACCTAAAATATCATTCCAAAGCTTTTTAAAAAAATCCATATCAAACCTCCAAATTTAATTTTTTATAATCAAAATATTTATCCGGCTTTGTTGATGTTATTGTAACAGGCCCGACATCAGGATAACGCTTTCTGATATAATCCGTAGTTGTCGTGACTGTTTTAACAACCTGCGCCTGTGGATAACACATACAAGTATGCGTTACCGGCGGCGGAGAAATGCCCATCCAGTTTAATGGCCTATAAATAGGCGCTCCACATTTCGGACAGTGACCTACTATTCCTGCTATTATTCTCATTGTAATTCAACCTGTTCACGTTCATCCCACATAAAATTTATTTTCATCTAATTTATGATCACCGCACCAATCCATTTCAAACACCACCGGATAACCATTCATGGTTGGAGCATGTCTTCTGCATCTGCCAATAGGCACAGTATTCTTACTCCTCTCATCTTTAATTTTTTCGACGTACCACACACAAGTCAAACAAAACATTCTTTTATTCCTATGTCTCCAGGGATCATTATCCATTGAAATATTACTCCCTTTAAATTGTTCTTATCATTTCAATAATTCCAACTGAAATAGTTGCAGCAGTTATCATTGATATCCCGGCAACCCAATAAACAAATTTTCTTATATCTCGTATCTCTTTAGATAAACTTTCAAATTTACCCTCCATGTAGAAATATAATTCTCTATTTGTTTCAGGCTCTTTACTCATTTCTTTCCTGCCTGTCATCATGTAATTATTTTAAGATATATTTATAATATTTGTTATACAAAAAACAATTGTGATTTGTGCATAAACCGGCGAGGCTGCGTCATAGGTTGGTTCAGTTATACTTAACGGTTCACAACCTATGTAAGCCTTTCTATTAAATTCAACTCCATGGGCATCTGTTCTAATTATTTCACAATCTTTTACTTCATTATTATCAAAAAAACTTTCAAAAAAACTTAAAGTATTTGTATTTCTTTCTAACTTATAAATAACAGTTATTTGGGGAAATTTTTCTATACCCGATTGCACATCCCTTATTCTTCTAAAAGAAGGAATTTCAACCACCCTCTTTTCCCTCAAAATTTCTGCCACACTAACAAGGCCGGGAATTTCAACACCATCCCACTTAATTCTTTTCTTTTCTACCATTTCATTTGTTTGCATTTAAAACCTCCTTAAATTAACCGAGTAGCATTAAACCAACACCTATTTTGATCGAGCCAGCAGGTGATGGATATGTAAACCAAGAATCTAAATTTCTTTCTCCAAGTTCTATATTAGCTTGTGGATTATTTATCAAGTCAGCCTGTACTTGATAATGATCACTCTCTTTTGTCGCTTCTCCCGTAGATATATCTAAAGTTTGTCCAAAGGTTTCTCCTTCAGGAACATTACCAGTAGAACCTCGCTCCCATAAATTCTGTAAAAAATTTACAATGGCCGTTCTGCTTGACTGAATTCTATCCAAACTATTAGGTTCATTTAAAGAATCTTTTAACGAATCTTTTATAGAAATTTTTATAAACTCCCTCATAAAAATACCATTACCATATAAAAATTCTTTTGTTGTTGAACCTGTGAAAAAGCTTTTCAATACAAACCCTGATCCTGATACAAATTGCGTTATATTAATGCCGGCATTAGCTAAATCAGTTCTATCTAAATCATTTAAAAATTGATCTCCTACAATACCGGTTATTCCATAAATAGGAGTAGCCGTCACCGCTGGAATCCAGTGTATACCTAAAATGCCCGCACTTCTTACCCAAAGTCCCATAATATGCGCACAAGAAGGAATTTTTCTTTTTGGTGCATTAGTAGAAAATGAAAAAGGATCATTTTTTTCGTACCAATTCCCTATAAGTATTCCTAACACATCATCACTTCTTTGAAAATTATTTCCAATTGTAATTAGTTGAGATTTACTTTGATCTTCCGGTAAGTTATAGATCCATTTAGGCGTATCGTTTCTACTTTTACAATAAGTTTCTGCTGCTTTTTGAATACCGGAATCTGTCGTTTCTACATTACATAAAATTCTCACTGGATCATCATCAAAAGAAATTAAATCAAAACTCCACTGCGCTATTGTAGTTGGTGATGTACCATTTGCACCCGAAGCTAAATAAGCGACAGAACTGACATCTGCTGGAAAACTTTCGTTTAATGTGCTTGCACTTTCTAAATCTGTAGCTTTTATCCATTGAGAAACAGCAAAAACATTTTCTACAAAATAATCAGTAACTTCTGACTCCATTGTGCACCAAACTTTACCTAACTCAGCATTAACTTCTGTCACGATACCTGATAAAGATTGTCTCCATGTCTTTAATTGAAAACCTATCACAGATACAACATCATCAACATCAGCGTTAGAAGTCGCATGAATAACGTCTGTAAAATTAATTTGTCCAGTGGATTCATCGATAGAAAGTACTTTTTTATGTACGGTTACAGGAGCTCCACCTGTAATTTGCATTTTAATAATGTCACCAATTTTTACATCGGAAACACTATCAACAATTACAAAAGTATCCGCTGCCGTTCCAGCCGTTTTTATAGCAGTCACAAACCGATCACCATTTTCTATCGTATACCCTGTTCTATTTCCAGATATACTATAATCAAGTTCAAGCTCATAAGCAGAATCTAACTGTAATGTATCTAGAGGAGACGAGGCTTGATCATCTAAATTGATTGTTGCTGCAACGCCATCAAAAGCACTTCCATCATTACCTACATGAGATTTAACAAATAATTTTGCATCTACACCGACAGCATTATCAAAAAATCCTTGTGCACCATCCCAACCGTAATAGGTTGATATATTATTTTGACCAAAGATATTGCTTAATTCTTCAATAGTCCTTACTTGAAAAGTTTTTTTGTAACGTCTTTCAAAAAAACCTATTAATCCCCCTATTAAAAAATCCGACGGTTCTATGGTCTTACTTTTTTTAGTCGGTAAATTTTCATTATAAATTCCTTGCCTTCTTAAATTACTCATTATTAACCTCCTTTATAACAAATTTCTTTTTTATAACTTCAGTAAAGTCTTTATGACTTAAAAGGTTCGCAGAAATCTTTTTTGTTTCTCTACCTTTAAAAATTATAATTGTTCTACCTAAATGTAAATCAAAGCTTCTGTTTTCTTTAAAAGTAAGCAAAACTTCTAAAGAAGGTTTGAACGTATTTAAATCTTTTCCAACTTTTTTCCCTTCTTCTGGACAAGAGGGAAAAGGAATTTCTTCTAAAGACTGATGTTTACTTTTCATTATAGTACTCCTTGATTTATTAAAATCGCGTCAAAGTTAATTTCTATTGTAGGTTCAAGGGCAGTTTCTATATGTAAATCTTCCCTTATGATAACATTAACTGGATATTGAATTTTAGGAATTATATCTACAACATCGTCAGGATACATTTCAACAACTGCACCAACAAAATCTATAAAACCTTTTCTTCCATTTATCCAAAGAATTTTTTTACTGAGAAAACTTCTAACAATGTTAGATATTTCCCCTAATAATTCCCATTCCTCTATAACTTCACATGTAATATTCAACTCCCAATTAAAATAATCACCGACATTACTTTCTTTAAAAGAACCGTTAATTTCTAAAGGAACGATAAGTTTGTCTAATTCATTTGTAATATATAATTTTTCTGGTGCAAATCCCCATACAGTAATAGAAGGTAAAACAATTTCTTTTTGTGTCGTTCCAAATTCTACTGGATAATAAATAAAAACATCTGCATCAGTATAATTATAAAGTAGGTTATCGCCATCATACAAACCAGAAAAAGAAAATCGTTTTGCACTATCTTTAAATTTTATATGGTGTATTTCACTATTGACACCGTCACTAATTTTTATTACAAAATATCTATCTAAAAAAGCAACTGATTCAACAAACTCTATAAACGTATCTCCAATAACACCGGTTATTTGCCCAATATTTTTTAAATCAGTAAAAGCAACTTGCTCATATTCTATTTGTTCTTTTATAGCCTGAAAAATATCTAAAGGAAGAATAAATTTACTTATTAAAAAATAAGACATTACTACAAAGTCCGTATTTGAATGTAAACTAATCAACCTTATTCTTTCCATTGAACTTATATCTTTTATATTCAATCTAATCCAATAAAAAGTTTTATAAATGGGAACGTAAATTTCTTTACTTTCACCCAAATTTATTTTATAAGAATAATCATTCGCATTTATATGATTGTCTTTACCATTATTCTGTGAATATATCCAAAATATTATTTCATTATAATCTGTTAAATCTTCTGTATAGATTTTTTCTACATAACTATTCAATGCTTCAAATTTAAATATTAAAGAGGCCGTATTATTCCCTGCTATAAACTCCTTAATTTGATTTAATCCATGTATAGACGCTCCATCGTACCCTGTCCATCCTGTCACTGTATTTAAGTTGTCTATAACCTTTTTCATTGGATAGATTCTTTGTCAAATTTTTGTAAAATATCTAAATATTTTTGTTTTCCAGTTTTAATATATTGAGACAACACTTTATGAACTTCTCTGGAAGTTTCTTTTTTTGATCTTCGTCTTTGTCTCAACCATTTTTTATACGCTAACAGTAAAGCCGGTCTCGATGGTATCTTTATTAACTTTAACCCTTTCTTTGTTTCTTTTTTTATAGTCGCGCCATTTTCGTGAATTTGAAACAATTGTTTTAATGAAAGATCACTTTCATGATGTTTACGTCTACTTGGAGCCAATTTCCAAGCCTTTTTTAATTTTTTAATGTTCATCATACTAGAATAACTTTTTGGCTTTTCATCGTCGCCGGCTCCATATAAAGGACTTTTTGGTTTTGTATAATTCTTATTCATTTTACTAAAAATAGTACTATCTTTTAAAGGTTCTAAATTAAGTTTATCAAATTTAATACCATCATGGAATAATTTATTTATTTCTACAATATCTCTTTTTACTACTGCGGATAAATACTCTGGAAACTGTTTAGGCAATCTTTGGATTCTTTTTCTTACTGCCCAATAATTAGGAGAATATTTAGTTTGTACTGTCATTTCTTTGTTAGTCCCAGAACAATATTTAAAAAAGTATTACTAAAATGATTTATCTTATTTTTATCTACAATTAAATAAATATTTTCATCTAAAAGAATTTCCCATCTTATACTGTCAATATTTTTATATAAAAGTGGAATCTCCATAAAATCTAACATCGCTAAAGTTATCATAACCGTAACATTTTCTTTAATACCTGCTTTTTCTAACTGTCGTTTCGTAGGATTATACATAATAGGAAAAGCATAAAAAGAATTTTCCGCTATAACAATTTTTTTCTGAATTGAATTATAAATATCTCGATTTACATTATCTTCTTTTACTGTAAATAAAGTTAATACGTTTCCTCGCTCTTTTATTATAGCCTGAGCGTCTTTTAAAGCATTAACTGTTTCTAAATCTACACCAATAGACATTTTATTTATTGATTATCCCCGTTCGATATGGTTTTAATAAATTAAACCCTTGTCGCTTTAAATCATTTCTTATATCTTGATACTTACCACGCTCGCCATAATTTCTACTAAAACCTTGAACTGATAAAGAACCACCACCGGTTCTTGCTCCAACAAAACCTAAAATCATTTCCGATGTTAAGTAAAGAATAGCCTCGCATAGATCATCAGGAGCTTCTGTATTTCCCGCAGTATAAACAACTTTTATATTTTTACTACCTTTTCTAAAAATAGACGTGTAACTACCTTCCGCCCAATTTGCAACACACTTTACAATACCTTCTTTATTCAATACTATGACACTACTTAAACCAATTTGTCCTGTATAGTCTCCACCATAAACATAAGCGATATTTGTCACTTCTAATATAGGCCGTTTACTTAAAATTAAAACAGCACTNCCCGCCCCGCTTAAATATTCTTCATACGTTTCTACAGAATCAATTTTTGTTTTTATTAGTNTTTCTATAGAAGGCACAATGTTTTTATTAATTCTATTATTAATCCAAATATCGCTTAAAATCTCAACCGTAATATCATAACCTTCTAAAAAGTCTCTAACTTCTAAAGCATCAGGAATAGCCATTTAATATCTCTCTATTTTTTCCATTAACGAATAATCTTTTGTTAATAAAAAATCTACTAAAGGTTTTTCACAAGTTTTTACTACACCGTTACAACAAATTCTGTTATAAGATTTATTTTCAATAATTATTGTATCTTCAAAATTTGAAAGAAAATCAAAGCCATTTTCTGGATATAATAAATAATAATCAAAACTTTTTTCTTTTATAACTTCAGGAGGCTTAAAATCTTTTTTTAATCCCCCTGAAGTTACGGTTGTACTTCTTTTCTTTCTTTTACTTTTCTTTTTTTCTAAAGATCGTTCTTTAATTTCTGATTGTGTGAATACTGGCACTTAAGCCCTCCTTATATTTCTTAACCAATAAGAAGTTGTTTCAAAAGAAGGCGTTAAAGCGACATAAGACTTTATCAAAAAGTTAATAAAGTCATCCGTTTCTGCTAAAGGTTTAGTAGTCACTAAACCCTCAAAACGGTCGCCTGCTTTATTTGTAAAGGGTAATTTACCCAATCCTTGAATAGGATCCAAATCCCAAAGTACAATAGATTCTGGGTTTATTCCAGATGTTGCTACCAATGGATAATCCGATTGCATGTGAGTTGGAACACTTGTTCCTGGAGTTAAAGTTGTGATAACAAGAGCTTCATCAACTAAATTATCCCCATCTGGACTTCCTTCAGCGTCATAAGTAAAAGCTCCTACTTGTTGAATCAATGGGCAATTAGCTTCTCCGGTTGTGGTGCCAACATAAATCTTATAGCCAAGAACACTCTCCACAGCAACACCATTAATTGTACTTTCATGCGGAGCATCTAACGATATAGATAGAGAATTGTTAGTAGTCGCTGTGGTTGCAGATTTAACAACTCCTGGCAATTGTTCTCCTTCATAAGTTATAGGAGCGACATAAACAAAGTATTCATCATCAGCCAAAGCTCCGCCAGCAACAGCAGCAACAGTCACCGTTGACGAAAGCGCTTCTATAGGTTGAAGACTTGTTGTCTCTATGATAGGAATATCTCTATAAGCATTAAGCCTCCATCCACCATTAATTTCTACTTGACTTAACCCACCAGCAGATAGACCTTGATTTAATCTAACATTCGTTAATAGGGAACTAATTTTACTTAACATTTCTGGACTCATAACAAAAGACCTTCTATGTCTTGCACCACCTTTCCTGTTTGATGAGTCTATCATACCATCCAAAAACGTTAAAGTTGTAGGAACAGCAGCACTATAATCCTCTCTATTAGAAGTTATAAACTGTTCCAATCCGCTAAACTCATAAGGATTTGCAATAGCATTTCCCCATAACAAATAGTAAATCAAATCTAAAACATGAGCTTGTAAATGGTTTTCCATTTCATAAGAAGCAGCGTCTATAAATTCTTCTGAAGTGTCTATTAAGAAATTAGTTACTTTGCCTTTTCTTCTAATAACTTTTAAAGTTACTGTTTCTCTTGATGTTGCAGAATTTGTAATAGGCGTCGTAGCATTCTCTCCCATCGCACCTCCTCTTGAAGGACGCTGCATTAACCTGTCGTATTCATGCACTTTACCAGAAATTTTCTTGGGCTCTAACATAGCCAATTCTGGGGAAAGTCTAATGACTGTATCCGTTATTATCTGTTCTAAATTTTCTGGTATTAAAGCCTCGCCTACATTCGTTGCAGAAGTTAATGCTTTTTGAATTAAAGATTGATTATCTTTAGCAAACAAATTAAATTGTTTAATAAAACTACTATCGGGCATTTTTATTTTCCTCCTTGTAAAATTATTTACCAAGCATCCCTTTAAGAACTTTTAAGTCACTCAAATTTTTATGAACTTTTGTTCCATTAGAGTTTGCTTTTTGAACTTCTTGATTATCTTCAACTTTAGAAGGAGTCAAGGCTTTTTGTATCAAAGACAATATTTCTATATTATCTTGAGACAAATCAGGCTTCTTTTTTTCTTGTATGTCTTTTGCTATTTCTATTTGTTTAAAAACACCAAGGCCAGATAAAACATTTTGAAAGGCTTCCGACAAATCATTTATTTGTTCTTGTGAACCTTTTTGAATTTTAACCAATTGTGTTAAAACTTTAGATAAACTTGAATCATCTTTTTTCTTTTGAGTTTTTTCCTGGGACTTTGAAATCAGTTTTAAAAGAGTTTTAGAAACAGTATTAAGATTTTCCTCAGTAAGCTCTGTTAAGGGTTCAGATAACCTTTCTTCTGAATCATCCGACGCCGTTTCAGAATCTGATTCCGTTGTTTCTAAAGACTTTTCAAGCTCATCTTCATCATCATCTTCTTCTTTTGCCTTATCTACATTTTCATATTCATCATCAGCATTCATTACATCCTCACCTTCCATAGGTTCTAAGGAAGGTTCAGGATTCATCTGTAAAATTTCCGACAATATAGATTGAATATTACTTAAAGCTGTTGTTTCTTCTGTAGACAATGCCTTTTCTACTTTTTTACTTCTTCCCATTATTAACCTCCAACATTTTTGAAAAATTCTTTAAAGCATAGAGAAGTGACTTATACAATTCTAATTTTGAATTGGGTTTAGTTTTATCTATGTTGCCATAAGGTTTATCTAACCCTTTGGCTATATCTAAATCTATATCTTCAAAAGAATCTTGCTCTTTAACAAACATTCCTTCAGATTGCATAATTAAGTTTTTTGTTAAATCTTTATATTCATCAAATATAATATCCAGCTCATCTTCTTTATTATTATTATTTCTAAGCATTGTTTTTTCTATAACATTTTCTAAGACATCTTGATACTTCCATTTTAATCTGTAATATTTATCATTTATTTCTTCCTGTTCTAAATGCCTTCTTAAAGTCATCTTTAAAGATTCTTTTCTTTCAGGACTTGTTTCTCCTAATGCTTTATAAATAGAAGTTGCAATACTTGCTTTATAAGCCGGACGAGGAACAAGAATAACTCCGTTTAAAAGAATATTGTCAAGTACACCTTTTTTTATTGCATCTGAATTATACAATATTGAATCACTGGGAATAAATCCTTCCACACTAAATCCTTTCTGTCGTGGTTTTTTGTAAGGAGGTAAACCATTAATTTGTTTCCAAATCGTATCTATAACTTCTTTTTTATATATCCCAATATCATCATTTTCATCGTATAATCTATACTCTGTTTTCCAATCTCCTGTAGCCGTAATTTCCGCTTTTTCTAATAAACCAATATCCGTAGATTCTTTTATTCCATGCACATCTGCAAACAACAAGATATCGCCTTCGTTAGCTTGATCCATAAAGGACTTAATACATTTTTCCGTCATCCGTTCACCATGCGCATCTACGTCTAAACCAGAAGAAATGCCCAAAAGATATTTTCTCTTTGCACCGGTAACATCAACTTTTTCTACAGTGTGATTATTTTTTTCATGTTGATAAGGATGAAAAGGAAATTTAATTTGTTTTTCTTCGTTCATGCAGCAACCCTTTTAGATTTTTTAGAAACAATTATATCAAAGTCACAATTACATCCTATCACTTGCGAAGCCGGTGCTGAAGGATCGTGTGGATATTTCATTAAAGTCACACCTATTTTAATTTCTTTTCCTTTTACAATTTTATAAAGAGGAACTTTAAATTTTTGATCATAATCGACAATTGCTTCATTTACAATTGAATGGCCTGTTCTCGGTTTCTTTGCTAAACTTCTATTTTGCACCCATTTCTTTTGTAAAATCAAATCTGGATTTTTTTCTACAAATTTATCAGTATAAGCTGCTTTAATTTCATTAATAGAAGAACGAGTCTCTGTCACCGCTATCGTATGAATATTTTTAGGCATTGCCAATTTCTTGTCTTTTTTTGTGTAATTAAAAAATACCTTTTCAATATCTTTTTCAAACCCGCGCAATAAATCTTTATTTATTCTTCCAGCAAATTTTCCTCGTCTTGTTACAAAAGATTGTAAACCAGTTTTATCAGAAAAAGTATTCAATCTATCTCTAAGATTTTTTGTTAAAGCATCTCTTAAAGTATCACTTATCATTTCTCCAGTTTCCGCCGCTTTTCTTACATGTATAGCTCGTTTAGGTAAAATTTCAGATAAGTCCGAAGGAACAACTAATCTTGTTTCCCTTGTTCTATATCTTTTGGCAAAAGCATTAAATTTATCTTTTGAAACAGTAGCAATCTTTCTTTGAACGTTTCCTGTATTAACTTCAATTATCTGTTTTATAAGATCAGAATACACTGTCCCAGATACTTTAACACCAGTATATTTTTTCTTTAGTCTATCTAAGTGTACTTTTGCCATTTAATTTTCTTTTATGAATTTAACCTTGTATTAATTTTTCTAAGTTCTTTTTCAATTGATCTAATTAAAGTTTTTTGATTAACTTTAAATGATCTCATCAAAACTTTTGTTGTGAAATCAGAACTCATTTCTTTAGAGTTTCCTGCTAACCTATTAGCACTATATATATCTTTATAAATCTTTTGACCTTGTACAGGAAATAAATTAAGTGTATTTTGTGGTATCTCTTTAAGAACTTTTTGTAACCTTTCTTCTTTTTCAACTTTTAAAAGAGTTTGTTCTAATTTTTTTATTACGTAAGAAAGTTGTTTTTTAATTTTAATTCTAGATTTTGTGACTTTTTCTTTATTTTTATTTGGAACTATCGTTATATCATTCGAGTTCCAAATAAATCTTTTTGATCTATCTTTTTTCATAATTTTTCCTATACCGAAAGAGTTAATTCCCAATGATTTTTTTCTTTGTTAAACTTTTTATCCAATACTGTAAATTCAGTATTCCTGTTTAAAAGAAATTCTTTTTCTGAATAATAAGCCACTGGTCCTAAAGAACTAATTGGCAATGCTTTACAATCATTTTTGAATTTTTTAATCTTAAATAGAACCGGAACTATATCTTCCTTCATAACAAGTTTATTCAAAAAACCTTTTGCTATATCTAAATTTAAACTGGTGCTTATAAAAGAAGCGTCTTTAAATTTAACATTTTTAGAATAAGAATCTAAAGTTTTTTTATTTATAAAACCTCCCCTATACAATTGAGATAGTTGTTTAGAATTTATTGGCGCTTCATCAAAGGCTTGATCTATTTCTTTAATAGCTAATTTTATTCGTTTTAAACGATCTTTTTTAGCGTAAATATTTTTTCCCCTCAATAAGTCATTAATTTCAGATGAATCTCCAACATAAAACCTTAACCGTTTTAAACTTTCATCCTTAAGATAAGATAGACTTTCTTTAGAAGCATTGTCGTATTCCTTATCACCAGTATTACTTTCATAATTTCTTCGTTTTATAAGCTTCTTTTCTTTAGGTTTATTTCCCTCAGTAACCTTAACCCATTCCCCTTCTCCAACTTTTTT